TAAGTTCATTAAAAGTCGTTGGCCTGAGTTTAAGGAAGAGCTGAAAGATGCTTTTACTTTTCCTCACCGTTATCACTTTTAATTAGTATAGTAAATAACAGCTCTACTATCGCAAGATGGTAGAGCTTCTTTATGTACATGGTAAATGTTAATATGACACTAAGAGAATTAACACAACCAAAACATGATATTGCTGATAAACTTCCGTTTTTAGATGCAGTGTTCAATAAGACTGTTTCTAAAGCTGATTATTTAAACTACCTAGTACAAATGGATAAACTTTATGAAACCCTTGAAAATAAAGCTAATAACTTAGGCTTATTTAATGACCTATCTGGTATTGAACGTAGTGCAAGAATTAAAGAAGATAGAAAAGAACTAGAAACAGAACTCAACACAACGTTTCCTTATTTACAAGAAACACTTAATTACGAAAAATATCTTAAAGAGCTTACCGATCCTAAAAAAGTAATGGCTCATGTTTATGTAAGACATATGGGTGATTTGTTTGGCGGCCAAACACTTAAAAACAAAGTACCAGGTTCTGCTAAATGGTTTCAGTTTGACAATGTAAGAGACTTAATTATGAAAATTAGAGGCGTTGCTACCCCGGATCTAGCTGAAGAAGCCAATGTTGCGTTTGATAGCTCTATAGCAATTTTAACCAAATTAATGCCTGTTTAGATTTCTTAAAACTAAAAATTCTAATTAAAAGTAGGTAATTTTTGTTTGTATTATATAAATATAGAGTATGAAGAAACTATTAACATTAACCTCATTGGTATTAATCGCACTCGTTGCAAAAGCTGCTCCAGTTAGCGGTAACTTAGATGTCGGATTCACTTCAAAGTTGATCCAGCAAGGCGTCTTAGTTGGCACTAACTACGCGACAGCAGGCGTTGAAACAAATCTTTACGGCATTGATCTTGCTGTAACAGCATTTGACAAGGTCAGCGACACAACCACGTATTCAACTGCAGTAGTTGCTGGCAAATCTGTCACAACAGCTACAACAGATGCATCTGGTCTAAAGCGCGTTTATCTCGATGCTGGCTATAAATTCACGTCCCCTCTCGCTGACTTAACACTCGGTGCTGAGTTGAGACACGTCAATGCAACTGAAGCTGCTGGTTTAGCAAATCATAACTTCTTACCATTTGTTAAATTAAGTGGTAGCTGGTTTGGTGGTCACCTTAATTGGGAAGGCCGCGCGCTAAACGACACTATGAACCGTAGCAATAACTATGAATTCGGTGTTAACGCACCAATCGGCGCTATCTACGGTGTTAATGTTGTTCCAGCATTAGCTCTAGGCTTCAACGATCCAGGTGCTGCTACTATTGCTGCTCTTAAGAACGTTAAGAAGTACTATCAGCCAGGTATCGGTCTTGAATGGCATGGCGTTACAGCAAACCTATTTGCTCAACGTACATCATTAACAAGCAACGATAAACAAATTACCGGCTATAACGTTGGCTACAAATTCAAGTTCTAATAGTTAGAACTTTATTAATTAACCCCTCACTTCGGTGTAGGGGTTTTTTTATGTTCGTCGATATGAAACTGTAAAGCTCTATTAAGCTTATGAGCAAATTTTTTTGAATCAATACCGGCTTTTTTCTGCAAAGCTATTTCAGTCTTTAAGGCTCTAAGAAATCCTTCCGATAGATTAAAATTTTTTGGATAGAACATACGTTGTTCTTTTTTTATCATACCGTATTGTTCTAAGAGTTGCTGAAAAGTTGTGGGCATTTTATTATATTTATCTTTACAATGAAAAAAATCTCACCCTCAGGCTTGCTTGTGCAAGTTTTTATTGTAGATGAACACTAATAATGAGGGTAAGATCTGTAAATATTTACAGATGAACACTGGTAATATCAATTACTTAATACCGGAAAATGCGTCTATGGGTATTTATAAAATAACAGCACCAGATGGGCATTATTATATAGGTTCAACTGTTAATTTTCAAAAAAGAATTAAAGATCATTTTAGATTTTTAGAAAATGGTAATAAAGCTAAAAAAGACCACAATTATTATTGGCAGAACGTATACAATAATAATCCGAATTGGGTATGGAATTACGAACTTATTGAAAAAGTAAATTGCAGTGCATTGTTAGAAGAAATTGAACAAAAATATCTTAACGAACATTTCGGTAAACCGTTATGTATGAATGTTAACCCTTTTGCTATAAAGCCGCCTAGTCGCAAAGGAATACCTAGCCCAATAAAAGGAAGACCAAGTCCGATAAAGGGTTATAAAAATCCTAAGGTTTCATTAGCTTTAGCTGGAAAAAAACGACCTATTGCAAGTGTTATTAAAGCAGCTATTACTAGAACTGGAATGAAATATAAGACCCGTAAAGACAAGGGGTTACCTCGTATAAAAATGAAAAAACCTTGGTCTCAGGCTAGAAGAGACGCACATCTTAAACGCCGTCTACAAGCAGGATAAACAATATATAAACAAGAAAAATTCAGGGATTATACTTGATTAAGTAAAAATATGGTATAACATAGTACCTGTAACCAATACAAACTATGTCAAAAGAAGAATACGTTAAATTACAAGCTGTAGTTGCTGCATTGCAAAAGACTGTAGACAATCAAGAGACAATCGATGAAATCCTCGATCTCTTAAGTAATGCTACAGTAGCTGTTGATGAAGCTGCTAAAACAGAAGAAGAAGCAGTTGATGCTTCTGAAGAAACAGCTGAAGAAGAAGGGGAACCAAAACCTAAGCAACAGTTTGTTATTGTTGTATCAGACCCTAATAAACTTATTACTAATGATTTAGTGGGTTGGGTGTTACAAATACCAGAAGACAGTGATGTTGCAACTGTATTAGATTCAGTTAAGAAAGGTGCATATAACTTTAACGCTTCTAAGAAAGGCCGCAAGTATCCGGTATCTTCCATTGGTCAAGCTATTGCAAACGTTCCAAGTAAGTTCTTTAAAACTGAAAATCTTAAGATTAAAACTAAAGAACCGGTTTATGTTGTTACTACTAACAACATATTGCCTAAATCTTAAATACCTGGTATTATCGACGGTCCTGCGAGATCTGATCCAGGACCGTTTGGTTGATTAAACGGAAACCCTTCAACCCCGACTGCATATATTTCTGGTGGTGGTACCCCTACAGTAGGTATTCTACCATCAACACGTGCTTCAGAGCCTATAGCGGTATTATCACTAATACCTATTTTTTCTGCAGCATAAGTGTTAAATTCATTTGGACCTGGTACAACAACCCCAGCAACTGCAGGCTTATTCTTTAATGTAAGAGGTATATTTTTAAACACATGAGAGTGTGGTTGAGCAATTATTAATGCCCCGGAACCAACAGCGTTTAAATTTATTAAACCGCCAACTATCTGTACAGAAACGGTTGTAAAAGCAGTAGACTTACCCCCAGGAGCTACTGGTAGCGGTGGTATAACTAATTGCATTTCTCCGCTTGTATCTGAACCTATTATATTCCACCCGCTTGCAATTACGTCTGGTGTACCACCTGGGTTAATCACTGGTCCGTAAGCTTCTATTTGAGTGTTTTCAGTTACTTGATATTCAATTGGAGCAGTAACATGATTGACAAATAATTCCCCTTCAATATACGCACCACCACCTATAATAACATTCTTTGATACCCCTAATGTACTATCAACTACAACTTGTCCTTCGATATTACTCTTGAGTATAACAGTGTCTCCACCTATCGTTGTAACACTAGAATTAATATCAACTTGACCATCTTTAGCACCGATACCTACATATTCTCCTCTTATATTAACAGTACCGCCATTGAGTTTTAAGTTGCCGGTTGTTTGTATCGTTCCACCGCCTGTACCAGACTGTATTTTAAAACGATTCATTGCAAATATATCATAATTACCGCCAGGCATATCAGGTAAGAATAATTCTTTGTATCTATGTATATCTCTTTTTATTGGAGCAAAATAGCCGTATGGTATAAATGGTGATATGCTAGTAACAATAGAAGTAGAGTTTAAATAATCTGTATTATAAGCTGGTGACGTATTAGGTGTTAACCCTACAGTCACAACTTTATGTTTAGCTATAAATTCAAAACTACTACCACCAAAACCCATAGTTTTTTCTTGATCTGCAAGCGGGTTAGCTAAACTTTTTAATTGATTAGCTATAGCAGTTGGATCAGTTATACCGGTTAAAGTTTGATACAACTTATTCCAACTGGAATGAGCATCAACATTAAAATTACCAACTTTTAACCAATGATCTCCTTGTACGATATTATCGCTATTTCTACCTATATAAAGATTGCCGTGTCCGTTTATAGTTTCGTATTTATCAGCTAAAGTAAATAGTTGAAAGTTTTTAGGATTAAATAAAGTCGTAAATTTATTGTTTAGTTCGTAATAACCCCCAGCAAAATGGGAAACCTTATAAGACTCTCTATCAGTAGTATTAATTATTTCTATTGCAGCACCGCGTTGATTAATTACTAATTTATTACGATAAATTGAATGATCTGGAGTTGTAGGTCCTGCTCTATAATCTTTATTTTCATAAGAACCTGGATAATCAGGATACGTTCCATCTCCAGTTTTAAATATACTATTTAAGTCTTCCTGGCCAAATGCAGCCCCAAAGTATACAGGAAACAATGGACTACCATCTCTAAAAAACACCCAGATATGGGCACCAACATTAGGTACAGAAAATACACCTTTAGCAGCATTAGAGTACATTGAAGGCCTGTAAGCATCTCCGTATTGATTAAAATTTTGACTATTTATTTTAGCAGTATTACTAAATGCATCCCTAATAGGATGGCTTTCATATAATGCACCAGGCTTGTTACCTTTGTTTTCTTGATCTATACTTGTAGATGATAATGTATTACTAAAATTAGTACCGGGTTGTCCGTAAATTATAGGTGCATCTGATACTGAATTTGTATCTGATCTTGCATTATAATAACCAGCAGTAGATGCGCCCATTATTGGACTTGCAAATTCAGCCCAAGGTAAAGCATCTTTTAATTCCGGTAATATTTGACTTAAGTTTTCACCCCCAGGAGAACCAGGAAACGCAAATGTTTGATCCTGTTTTAACTGGTTCCATTTATTATACACATTAAGATTAATATGCGGTACCCATACTTTAATTCTACCTCTATAATCGGGGTCATTGTTTTGTACACAGATACCTAAATAAATACTATTATATTTTTCAATCATGAAGATGGTGGGAATTGATTAGTAATAACTTTAACTACAGAAGTATTGCCTTGGGAGTTAATAGTGTTACCAGGTATAATTACTACACTGTTCTTATCTAATCCAGTGGGTGCATTAGGTGTTTGATAAGATAAACCAACATTAGTACCTCCAACATTAACTATAGATTCTAATCCTTGTACAGAAGAAGGTAGTCTTTTGACTGTATTAACTATATTTTTTATCTCATTAGTTTCTGAATTTATAGTACCAGCTATAGTACCTATACCTTCTTGAATTGCACCTGCAGTCTCTTTAACCGCGCTTATTACTCCTTGAGCTTCACTTACTACGGATTTAACTGCATTACCAAAATTTTGTATTTGTTTTATAGCATTACTAATAGCCGGCATATTTGGTACATCTATACCTAGTAACTTGCTAATAGACGGTAAATTAATTTTAGGCAATAAACTCTTTAACTTAATTAATCCCTCTGATAACAATTTACCCGGGGAATTATTTTTAAGGAAGTTATTAAGTTTATCAACATTTGTATTAATACCTTCAATAATATTTTTATGAGCCCATTCTTGCGGGTTAAACATATTACCTGTTATGTTTGTATCAAACGGTAATTTAACTTTCAACGAACCGAACCTTGTTTTTAATCCTAACTGTAATGTATTAGAAGAGCCTTGTAAAGCAAATACCTGTTTTAGAAAAGAATTTTTAGTTAAACCAAGATTATTTGGTGTAAACTTATCATATAATTTAAATACATCGTTATTTAAACTATCCATTGCGTTAAACAAGTTTACCGGTATTTTATGACTTAATGAAGAATTAACAGAAGCTCTACCGTATACTTCTGGATTATCAGGGTTATAATCTGGTGGTACATAAGCTAATGTACCAACTGAGTCTGAAAAACTTTGATATATATCAGGATGTAAAGCAGTTAACTGTGCAGTAACTAACGGATGGGAATAAAACATTGCATGGTCCCAATAACCGTCAAACCATTGTGGATCTAATGCAGACAAAGATTTAGGTACAGTAAATACAGGATTAGGGTCTGTTATAGACTTACAAGGATCATTTAAATGTACAAAGAAGTCTACTTTAGAGCCTAAAGGGTTAGATGAAAAATCTGTACTATAATGTGCTCTAGTTATATTTTGTTCATCTTCGTAACCAGGCATAACATAACCAGGTAACAACGTCAAGGTGTTGTAGTAGTCGTATGTTTTTATTACCTGTGTTGCGCTAAGTGCCATACTATTAAATTATATTGTTCTTTATATCAATGTTATCATTAGCATGTACTCTCAATGCAGTTACCTCATTCATGTAGTCACTTTCAGAAAAACGATGTAATATATTATAAACCATCCATTGACCTAAAAGTTTATTATAAAACTCGTCAATTATTCCGCCTTTGCCTTTTTCAATACTAATAAACGTACCAGCTTCTCTATTAACAGAACCAGGCGCTGTAAAGCTTACAGCAGTATTATAAAATAAAGCTGCTGTTAACATAAAATTTCTACCTTCAGCTAGTTGGCTAATTTTGTCCGGACTATAAGAATAGACATTGTTAATAGCATGAGTGTTTATCTTATTTTTATTTAAAGTTATTAAAGTGTCTGGTGTAGAATATAGTTTAAGCTTGCTGGAATAGTTTGTATTAATATAGTTTTTTACGTTTTCTATATTATTGTTAACGAAATCTACTTTAAATAATTTATTTTTTATATCATTACTATAACACGGAGAAGTAACCATACTACTGGTATTGTCTATAGTAGACATATCTACGAAATTTATATTTTTTATGTAACTAGTTACATTACTAACAAAATTAGTATTAGCAATATTAGAACTGAATGGAGATTGTTGTAAATTAAACAAAAAACTTTGATCCTCTTCACCTGTTTGTACTGATAAGCGTATAATTTCTCTTTGTAATTCACCTGCAGTAGCAGTACCACCACCATTATTTAAAGTTTGACTTTTTATAGCTTTAGAGAAAAAGTTACTATAAGAAATTAACTTCCATTGACTAGTAAATCGTGTGCGAGATAATATACACGGATCTGCCCCGCTATTAGAACCTATTTGCGCACTTACATGTTTTTTTAAAAGATAACTTAAAGTATCTTCAGCTTTATAGTTAGATGGTGTTGAAAAGAACAATTTGCTAGAACCTATATCCCATTCTTTATCGAAAGCTTGAGAAACATAATTAGATAAACTTTTGTTTAATAAATCTTTAATAGCATTTCCTGTTAATATTAATTTTTGTTCATCTGTAGCATACGCCGGTACAATAGTAGAAGGTAATAATTCATTAGTTGACCACTGTACATTAGTTTCACTCAATATTTGTTGTTCAAATTCCCATAAATATAATTTTAATTGTTTTTGTTTAGAAGTATCTCCAGGTATTTCTTCTCTATCATATACTGCAAATATATAAGACATACCCCATATATCATAGTCTACTTTTATACCGGTATCTTTTATTGCGTCATCTTGTATAGCTTTAATAGATACGTAAACTAAATCTCTACCATCATTTCTAAATTTATAATATTGATTAGCAGCAGCGCTTGTTGTTATCTTTTGTTCAAATATATTATCTGGATTCCTAATAACTAAACTAGCTTTTTTATACCAAATTCTACTATCTTCCTCAATATCTAATGTAACCAAGCTTGCTAAATTTAATTGGAATTTGTTACCTTGTAAATTATCAAACACAATATCAATTTGATATTTTTGACGGTTGTAAAACTTAGTATTAACTTCTGTAGAAGGTATACTATTAGAGGTTAAATTAGATATAGCCATTAATTAGTAGTTTTTATTTGCTGTAATATACTAGATACAAAATCAGGTGTTAAGATCTTTAATACTGTACCGGCTGCAGGATAATCGATAGGGTTTTGTATATTATTGACTGTACAGATAAGCCACCATAATAGAGGGGTATTGTACGCTTTTTGAGATATTAATGTCCAAGGCATTTTATCATTAGTTACTGTAAAAGTACTATAAGTACTTTGATCTAAACTTTCAGGTATATTAACGGTACCTATTAAATTATAATGATAATTCTGACCGTCATTATACACATTAAACAGATTTTCTAATGCTAATGTGTTTAAAATTGGTAAGGTAGAGATATTATTTTGTTTTTGTCCGTCCATATTATAATATTCCGGTTTCTCCACCACCACTAGCACCACCATAAACGCCGTAAAAACCTTCTGGTTGACCGTTAAAAAGATCTCTTACATTAATCTTAGTCGATGTATTACCGTCTTTCATATAATAAAATAAATTACGGGAGTTCATAAATAAACTTTGAATATTTATAGTAACTTTATACACTTCTGGTATAATCTTTATGTTAGTATTGTTTGCCGCTTGCGCAACTGATGCTATTTCTCCTGTAGTTATATCAATTAGACGAGTAGTACCCACGTTTTGAACTTTTAAGCCGGTTATAACAGCCCATGGAAATCGTTTAAAACCAGGCACTTCTACTGAGTATATACACGGCGGATCCATTAAATTTATAGATTTTCTATTAGGTAAATTTTGATAAGTTAACGTCCACAAAAAATTCCAATTATCTTGTATGTCTTGTTGTTTTTGGGTATTAAAGAGGTAAAACGATGTAGTTAAAGTGTCGCCTATTTCGCTTGGTGCAAATGCTTTTACAGATTCTTTAGAAACACCCGGGTTTGTTAACTCTAAATATGCTTGATTAATAGCACTTGCCCCTTCATAAATGTCTTTAACTTCTTTACCTAAATAACCAGCAATTGTTTTACCTACATCTCCAGCTATTGCATTACCTACAGCTCCTGCACCTTTTGCTAATTGTTGTATTGTTCTGCTTTCCTCTACTTTATTCCAAGTACCTATATTACTAGCTATCATATTATCTGGACTTAGATACGGCAACACATAATTGAAACCTGTAAGATCTCCTTGATAAAGACCTTCATAAGGGTCATTCGCGTTAAATCCCAATAATGTTGTAGTGTTTGTAATTGCAGCTATTCCAGCAACAGCAATACTACCAATATAACCAGTATTAAGCTTGTTACCTATCTGAGCACCAAACACTAACCTAGACCCGACTGTAGAAAGATTTTGAGCTAACGATAATTTTAACTGAGTAAGTTGAGCAGAAGAAGTTACTTTATATTCTTTCAGTTCTATTCTAGGTACAAAACTTCTTAATGAATTTGATGCATTTAAAGCCCAAGCATAATCTCCATGTACATTATAATTTAAATTAGCTTTACTTGCATTTAATGTAGGGGCACCGTTGTTTACCGGAAATTTATCTATATCGTTATTGTATGTGGGTGCAGGCATAGTAATATTTAATTAATAGATCTTCTAAAATTCATCATACTGTCAGTTCTTAATCGAGAATTAGTTATAGGATTGCCTGTAGTTGTAATATTAAATGTTGTACTATTACTTGAACTAGTAGAATTACTATTTATAGCATTACTATTTCCACTATTGTTTTGATTATTATTAATATCAAGCTTTTCACTAATATCGTGTAAAGACATACACATATTTTTTAATAATTCACTCGAACTATTATCTTGTATTTGAGTGGCTGTATTCGATATATTTTCTAATACACTAGAAGTATTAGCTAACACATCTCCCTGTATTTTGTTTAAATTAGATGTAGTATTGTTTAAATTAGTTTGTAAAGAACTAGCTGTCTTTTGTATAGCTGAAATACCTTTAATAATATTAGTTTGGCTTTCTGTACTAGATTTAAAATTTTCATTTGTTATAATTTGACCTTTATTTTCAGGTATAAATAATTCAGGTCCTTGTTCTCCTACAACTACAGGTTCTCCGTTATAAACTTCTCCACCTTCTGCTTTTTTTGGTATACCTTCACCGCCAGGTTCAATTAGTGTATCTGCGTTAACATTTTCCCTAAAAACTGTACCAGCAATTGTAGCTTCTTCTATACTAACAAATTTTTTACTTTCTACTTCTCTATATCTAACTTGTCCATTAGACATTTCTATTCGTTCAAAACCTTCTTTTATTTGTGGTAAAACCGGACCAATAGGTTGAGATTGTTCTACGGGTGGATTAGAATTGTTTGTTAATTTTTCTGTCGTTATTTCATTTTCATTTAAACCTTCAATTCCAGAAGCCGCTAGTTCTGCTTGTTCTTCTCTTTCTTGCAAATTATTAGAATTAATAGCATCTGCAAGTTTTTCCCCTATTTTTTCTGCTAATTTTTCAATTGCATCTGGTTTTATATCTACAATAGTTATTTCACTCTCAGCTCCTGATTCAGGATTTTTATTTTTATCAGATGTACCTACACTTTCATTTTGTTTTTGTTTAGCCGCTTCAATAATATTAACTATTTGTTGTTGCTGTTTAGCTACAGCATCTCTGTTTTTTTCTTCTAGTTCGGGAGTTATAACTACATTATCTAAAGAGCTATTAGGTAATAATTCTAACTGACGATCATCTTTTTTAGTCTTTTCTTCATTTAATGCGTCTTGTAATCGCTGTTCTCCTGCTTTCTGTTCTACTTCCGACACTTTCGCTTGAACAGCAAGTGAAGGTATTTCCTGTTGTTTAGGTAGTACATTAAGAGCCTCTTTTATTTCGCTATTCTTTTGTCTCTCCAACGCTTTTATTTCTTTTTCATTTTCTCTAATTTTAGCTACTTCAGGATATTTATTTTCAATTTTACTTATTTCATTTTTTTCTTTTTCTTTTATTAAATTATCCCATCCTTCCGCAAAGCCAGGTATACCTCCTAAAATACCCTTGTTTTTAGCTTTAGAAAATTTAAAAGGACTATACTTTCCTTTTACTGTAGATACTTCTTCACTATAATCAGTCTCCCTTAACGCTTGTTTTGATTGCTCTAAAGTTTCATTTAATTTTTCTATTTTTTCTGCAAACTTACTTTCAATTTCTTTTATTTTTTGTTGTTCATCTAACTGTTTCTGAGTTAATTCATTACCACTTAATATTGCAGCTAAAATTTGTTTTTGTAATGTTTCTTCTTCTTTACTTTCATCCGATTTGTCTTTTTCATTAGTTTCTGGTTTACCAGCTTCAATAGCTGAAGATAATTTACCTATAGTGTCTACAAGTTTACTTTGATTTAAAGCAGTACTTACATTATTGGTTATTGTATTTAATACTCTTTCTAATTCAGATACATTTTGTTTTGCAATATTTCCTGGTAATTGTGCAATCGAATTTCCAAAACTTTCTATAGTGGTATTTAAAGTATCAATGGATTCGTTTAATTTTTCTGACATAAAAATACTTAGGTACGGGCATTTCCTTTATATCAATTATCAATAAAGAAATCCGCGTTTATCTTGAATTCTAACAAAGAATTTTCATTAACCCGAGCAATTGTGATACTTGATGTTGTATCATTTATTTCAATTGCATAAACTTGAATCAAATTCAAAAACTCTGAAGGTAACTTTTCAGCAATATTAATTCTATCTGCATAAGACAAATTATTGATATTTATAGCTACATCATTTATATAAATTTCTTTAATAAATTTAACTACATTATTAATAACTACATTTTGGGTAATTTCTTCTAAGGTTAATTTTATATCATCTAAATTTCTTCTTAACTCCCATTCCATGTTGTACTGATCTGTTGCTAGTGGTACTTGTAATTCTAAGGTAATACTATCTAATGTTATTTTTTTACTTTCAGGCAGAATTATAGTATTAGCATTGTTTAAGCAGTTAGTAAAATCAGCTTTTTTTACTTTAGTACCGAGCGCTTGTTTACGTAATGCTAGCAATATAATATCTCTATCTACAATAGTTAATATGTTTAATATTGTTTTATCTAATAAATTTTCTTTTATTACGTCATACGCGGTAATAATAAACTTGGTATTATAAAGTATATTATCTTTAATACATGTATAAAACATTTTTTGTTGCTTGGTGGTGAGAGATTTAACTTTTGTTGTAGACCCTATACAAGGCAAATACACATCTATAGAGTTTTTCTCTGCTATTGTATTAAGAGTGTTTATTATATCATTAATATTTGTCATAGTTAAAATCCTAATTCATTATTGTGTGTTGTTTGTAAACTACCCACTGGTACAGAAGGGGCTTTTGTTTCTTCTTTTTTTTGCCTATCCTGCATATAATACATCCAATACACCTGTAATTCAATTGGAGTTATACTGTCCACATATTCAGCAGTAAATCCACCATAGTTAACCATATTATAAAATGCCCGATACACATTGTTTAGATTTTCTGCAAACAAAAATTCAACCATTTTCTGCAATACTTCAAATGTAATATTACAGGACAAACTTAAAATTGTATTTTGAGTGATAGGATTTTTTACCGTTAATAGCTCAATACTTTCAAATTTGTCTTCTATTTTTTTTACCTCTCTATTTAATAATCTTACCAACTCTACAGGTAATGCTTCTATTATCTTAAACCTTTCTTCATAATACAAATCCTTAAATAATATAAGCTGATTATTAATCTCTATAGAATCTACCCAAGAAGACAAAATACTAATAGTATCTTTGTTATTTCCTGAAAAAACCCATTCGTCTCTTATTTTATAAGATGAAAATCTTATTGTTATATCATTTAATACCACTATACTGGATTTATTAATATTATTAACTAATTTAATTATTTTTTCTAAATCTATATTACTATTAAACGTTTCCCCGTTAGCCAGTACACATTTTAATTTCAAATCCGGGCTTACACAATAATTACGTATAGTTAACAGTAAGGATAATTTGTCTTCAAAAGTTGTCTCGTTATCAACAGCATCTGAACAAAGGTCTTCTAAAATTGAATTATACTGTTGTATAGTTTCTTTTTTATTAGTATTATACAGACTTTTAACTAAATCTCTATATTGTTTATAGTAGAGCTCTTTTATACGTACCTCGCATTGTTTACTCGGTAGATAAGCATTTAGTTTGAAAGGCATACTAGTATTAACTTACAAAATATGCTAATTACTCTACAATTAACCTATACCAGTCCCTATTGTCGCAGACTTAGCTAAAGAAGCTTTAGGATTTAATATATTATCTTGTAAAATAATAGTTTTTTGAAATGCATTTATATTGTTATTATATAAAAGAGTAGATTGATCCATCTTAGCTGGTGTATTTTCAAAATTAGTATTAAAATTAGTAGGATTGAAATTAGCTTTAGGAGCGCTAACAAACGAGGTAATGCTAGGTAAATTTACAGCGTTAACTTCATATGTTGAATAAGTCCAAGATATTTTAGAAGTACGTATTCCAGTACTTGCTGTACTACCATAGTTTGCATCAGCACCCTCTAAATTGACAGGTACTGCATCATGAAACACAAATATTTTACGAATTCCGGCATCATTACCTGTTGAAGTTTTATCTAAAAAAGTTATAGTTATATCAGTTTTAAAGTTTTGAGTAGAGCCGCTAGATTTAGCAAAATACCCATAATGAGAAGCTGCTATTATCCAAGGTCTAATTACATAATCTAAAAACGATTTGTTTGTTTCTAGAAACGTTATACTTAAATTGCCTGTATCTCCACGACCATTAAAAACTGGACTAGATAAAAACCCCCCATACAATCCGTTACTATCAGAAGAATAACCTACTTTGCTAGTTTTTAAAGTTTCACCGGGTATAGATACACCATTAGCTAAAAATAAATCATCATCAGTTATAACTTTCCAAAGTACTCGAGTGTCTGCTATATTAACTTTATCAAAAAATTGTATATTGTTATAGTTTGTATTTAAGTTTTTTATTATACGGGTGTTTAAACCCTGCATACCTATTATAAAATTAGCTTCAATAGGTATATGAAAACCAGGATTGGACAATACTTTCTGTAAAAAATTTTCCGTATCAGAAGCCATTTTTTAAGCTTATCCTTTACTAAAACTTAACGGTTGTGCAAAAGAATTACCAGATTTAAGAGGGGAAAAAAGTACTGAGGTAGCGGCTGATGGTACAGGATTATTAACAACTACCGAGGGGGTACTTGGAGTATGCAAAAGATAATCCCAGTATTGATAACCAAATTTTACTTTAATTTCTTGTGCTTTACCGTTACCAGTTAAACTATAAGACATAGCAGGTACATCTATTACAAATAAACCGTAAATGTAATAAGTAGTACGTTTAATTAATTGATCGTCGTATATTACAATTTGAGCAAGGTCGGTTTCAGTAGGTACTTGATTATGTTGCCTTATTTGTCCGCCATTGTTTATAGCAGTTTCTGTAGCTCTCTGTTCTAACCAAAACCTAAAAGCTAAAGCCTGGTCTACGTAAAATGTTACACTCCAATTATTGCTTTCTCCGTAATCTCTAGTTCCCGGCGAATGTACATCCACACCAAAATATTTTACTGTTGATACGGATCTTTTAACACCTGGTACAGAAAAATCTTTAATATACAATAAACCATCTTGAGGATAATCAATACCATTTATTTTTAAATGCTCAACCCTAGCTTGATAATCTCTTGAAAATCCATAATCCTGCGCTGTTTGATAAAATCTTGTTAACGTTTGATCTGTATCTGCCATACTATTACTTATGCTGTAACTGTAAAATACTGAAACGCTAATATAACCGGTAACTTAACTACATTTGTACCAGTATCAGATATATCATATTCCACTCCTTCTATAAGTGTTGGAAACACTCCCTGTAATTTATATGTTCTAATTACTTTTGCTTTATTTTCGCTTAATAAATCTAAGTCTAAATTACAAGATGTAAACCCGTTAAATGCGTCATTAGCTATAGTGCCTGTACTTTGATTAGTTAAAGGATCATACAAAGCATTACTCCATGCCTCAAACAAGCTTCTTATATATTGTTTGTCATCTGAAAAGAAAGTAATCTTCCATCGATTTTGATCAGGAAAATTAGCATTAGTAGGTACCACGAAATCAAACGCTTTGTATGGTACTTTTGTAGTATTAATACCTCGCGAAGGTACACTTGTGGATTGAGCGTACAATAAAACTCCGGCATTTATTGGCACCGGGGCATTAGTTATATTAGATATTTGAAAATTATATTTTTTACTAAAACCAAAAGTTCTAGACTGCGCAAAAAAAGTTTGTATGTCTGGTATAACAGTCATACTAATACTTAAGCTTAATACAACAAAAAACCCGACTTTGCAGCCGGGTTCGTTATAATATATTGTAAAACTTATCCTTTAGTCCAGTAATGATATGCTAAAGTAGCTGCAAAGCTTAAAGGCGCACCAGTACCTGCTATATTGTACTTTAAATCACCAATTTTTAATATATATGCACCGTAAAGATTGTATACATTAAGAGTGTTAAGTTTATCATCAACTTGATTAAGTTGTATAACAGATTCGGGACCTCTTACTCCTAGATTACCAGTACTAGTTAAATCATTAAAAATCTCGCCTCTTTGCCAGAATTCTAGTTTTTCTCTTATAATATTAGCTTTATCAGAACGAAATTCAACTGCCCAGCCATTGCTACCTGGATACATTACAGTTCCTGGAAAATTAAAATCTAAGCCCATATAGGTTGCTTTTTGTGGGTGTATATCTCTACCTGGTAAAGTAGCAGTGGTGATATACACGAAATCATCCTCGTTTAATACATTATTACCTAAAGACGTTACCCGTAACATGTAGTCACGAGTAAAATCTCTTTGCTGCGCTACGCGATAAAAATCCTGAATAGTTTGTGACATATTATATATTTATGTTAAGGTTATTGTGTTAACTCCTGAAAGTTTTGAGATGTTTTTGTACAATAGAAGTTAACTAATATGAATTCTGCTGTACGTACTGGTTTAATATAAATGTCTATAACAAGCGAATTATCGTCAACAACATCTGGGGTATTATTTGTGTCGTTACATACAAGTAAATAGTCATAAACACCTTGACTGTTTTTAGCTAAACTAAATACAGGGTTGATTGTATTAATTAATCTATTGCGTGTAAATGTTGTATTTGGTTCAAACAAGAACGATTTGCTTGTAGCAAGTACTGATTTTTCTAAGAATAAGAATAAACGACGTACGTTAATACGGTCAAACGCACTTGGTGTTTGTAGTAATGTTTTTTGTCCTTGTATTGAAATACCCGCACCTGGCTGATTTACTACTGGATTGACTGCAATTTTATATAGTAAATCGCGTTGCTTTTGATTTGGGTTAACTGCAATATCAACAACACCTGTTACTGTACCGCGTGTTGCCCCTGCTGGTGCTGCCCATGGATAAGCTACTGCGTCATTATTTGTATAAATTGCTGCAGCATAGCCAGAGAACGGCAACCATACTACTTTAGAAGTAAAGGAATCAATTATTTTTACCCAATTACCGTAAGTTGTAGCATAGCTTGTATTGTAATCCGTATACGTATTACGTAGCGGCCAGTAAATATTATTTGAAAAAGTTGCAGCATGGTCATTTAACGTTTTAAAATTTGCACCTTGTACAAATATTTGACGTAATGGATCAGAAATAAAAATACAATCTTTACGCTGATATGTGGTAAACTGTATAAACTTTTGAGTTATTTGCTTCCACGTCGGAACTATTTTATCATATATTCCTGGTGCATAAGAGCCATCTGAGCTAGTTAAAGCGTCTATTTGAGCAGAAATCGTTGAACTGTATGCTGTATCATCATATACACCATTATTTGCAATTGCTGCAATAGTTGAAAGACCTGCATCAACTACTACATCTATATTATATACATCAGCATTGCTTGCTAAAGCTAATGCGTTATCAAGCTTAGCTCCTACATCACCAATTGTTTTAGTAGTTGTTGTATCTAATGAAGGTGCGTATACCCCTAATGGGAATAAATTGTTTGCTGCCCCGTAACCTGCTGGTACATTAGAACTAGTTAATACTCTAACATGTTTTTGGGCATTACCATTACCATCCAACCAGTTAGTATTATTTGCAATGTTAGGATTAAGTAAAACAGTTAAATTTGATGAAGCATTATTTATAACTGTTTCAATATAATCGCTTTTAGCTGCCCCACCGTTTTTATCTTGTACAGTACGGTTAGAATAAAATGATGTTGCATAACCCTCTTGTAAGCTATAAGATAACTCTAATGGATTATTGCCAAAAGGTGACGTTCTTACCTTAAAGAGAGAAACAATCGCTAAATCATCAAAACCAGAGCCGCCAATAGAAGAAATATTATATTGTGGAATGTTTTCAATTAACTGAGAAATACTTGGTGTTAAATCTGTATAAGTTGCAGACAATTGAAAGCTTAAACGATCTGTAGGAATTGTTTGATAATACGTGCCTGTATTCAAACCAAAGTATTGGTAATCAGTTGTAATTGTGTATACATTTCGTACTGCTTTATAGTCTGTAGTTGGACTTAGATTACTATTATCTGCAATGTTTAAATATAACCCTTCAAACTTTTCGTTAATTGTAGTTTGGGCTTCATTAATAACAATTAAACCAATACCGTCACCGCTTAAACTGTTAATATCCTGAATAACTGGTGCAGTACTGCTACTAGAACCACTCCACTGTATACCGTTTTGTTTTAATGTAGTATAATCATCTTGAGTTAATTGAATAAGCTCTGGCGCACCTAGATAGTAAGTGCCTGCAGATGAAAGGTATATCGATCTTGTTGCAGCATGTGAAACTGTATCCCCTGCTGAAGCTGCTACAACCGGAAATACTAAAGCACTATATTTATTAGTTGCATATCCGTCACCCATTCCCCCGCCATAAGGTAAACGATAAACACTTACTTGCGCGTTTGTACCTGCATTAAACTGTTGTTGTACGGAATAATAAAAATAACGTTCAGCTGCGTTAGTCGGAGTACCAAAAATATTTGCAAAATCATTTTTTGAAGTAAGATTTACAATTTCATTTGCTGGTCCTTGTGGAGCAAAACCTGTAATAAACACGCTTGTACCAGTAGGTGCGCTGTTTCTTTGACTTAAATCAATTTCGTTAATTTGTACACCAGGGGATTGTATTTGACGTAAAGTAGCCATAGTAGTATTTATTATTATTTAGGCGTTTCCGGAAGGAAACTCTGCTATATTAAAGTAATTCTGAAGTTAATTGACTAAATGAAAATGTAAATGAAGATTCCATTTGATCAGCATCCCTATAATTATAAGTTATTCCAGTTAAATTTGTAATAAAAGCTTTACTATATATCCAACGGATTTTCTTATTATTATACTCATCTAAACCGTATACAGTAACAGTTGTTTGGTATGGCTGTAAATTTGCTGTACCTGCATAGTTTATAGGCGCAAAAGGTAATGTCGTTAAACTATCCGGATCAAGTAAACTATTTGTAGAGCCGTTAATGTAGTCTAACCACTTCCACAGTACCCACCAATTATTGTAATAATTGTCAACAGTAAAACTTACTGTTATGTCTTGATATTTTTCTCTTTTACCTGAAGTTAAATTTAAAGATTGACCAGCAAAAGGTAAAGTAACAGGATTAATTGTAGTTTGAGGCACAACAGTACCGTAAACTGAATACTGTAAAGAATCTAAACTTACTTTATCACTTTCTCTGCTGCCCTGATCTAATATGTTTATTTTTTTAAGCGCATCAGGTAAATCCAATATTAATTGAAATTTATCTTTTCTACTTTTGTTAAGAACAGATTGTTGTTGTATAGGTTGACCTGTTGCCATTTATTTTCCTTTTTTTAGATAATACTTTTTAACAGAAGGATCATAACCGAGTACAATACCGCTAGTACTTAAGCCACGAGGTTCTGTTAACACTTTTTCAAAATTTAAATTATACCAACGTGCTATACTACTAGCTATTTGTGGGGTAAGATATGCTTTACCTCTTTCTTTTTTCTTTATATTTTCTACTTCATTAAAAGGAGACTCCATATCTGTATGCATAGCAGCCACTACTTTGACCGATTTTACTGTACTTGGATCTTTAGTTAATTTACTAGCACCTGCTGTCAACCCTCTGTGTCTAGGACCTCTACTACCTTTACCTGTACCTCCCATACCCGGTAAACCAGTATACATTTTAAATGTTTCTTGTTTTAAAGATAATTCTGCATCTCTTTTAGCAGTCACCCCTTGTATCAATCTATCTATATCTTTTGTACGTCTTAATTCTTTAAATGCTAAATTCTCTACTGAATATTCCCCATTTTTCACTAAACCTGCCTGTCTAGATTTTAATATTTTCAACTTAACATTTTCAGCACACTCTAAGTCACAATTGTCGCTTAAAGCATGATTAATCATATTTTTCATTGATTCAACCTTTTTAAGTATCGCTTTTTTATCTACAGCCTTCATTATTTTACTAGGCTCAACCAACCAAGTATCACTCTTAATAGAATAAACCCCAGTTGAGTGATGAGGTTCAAGTATATCCTGTATATATACCTCTACATCGTATCCTTTAATTTTTATCTCATGAGAGCTATTCCAAATTGTCTTTTTAGCTTTAAAATAATCTAACAATAGAGTTTTGTCTATCTTGTACTCTCTACTATCTGTTATTATATGTAAATCAATATCACTGTACTCAGTATAGTTGTAATTAGCTAATGAACCTGTCATTGTAATATCTTCTATATCAACAGGTATTTCAATAAATTCTAAAAACGCTTCAGCTATTTGAAATAATTTATCTTTAATTTCAGGTTTAAGTACATCCCCTTCCCATATTAATGGATTGAGTTCATTATGGTATTCAAAGGTTAAGTCGTTTGCAGAAGATAGCATTTTATGTAAATACTTACAATATGCCCGACTATCTCAAGCTATTCGAAGATATTGTTAATACCAATAATCCTGATATCTACAAAGAGAAATTAAAAAAGGTAATAACCCATCTTAAAAACAGAGATAAAGTATTATTGTTAACTACTTCCAATCGCTGGGAAGGAGACAAAGAAACACCAAAGAGTACATTATTAGCTGAATATATACAATCTGAAGTTGGTAATAATGTGGAACTAATAGATGTTAGCAAGCTTAATATACATTGTTGTGAAGGCAATGTAAGCAAAAAAGACGGTAATAATTGCGGTGTAAAAGAAGCTATATTAAAAGACAAAGAAAAAAATCCCTCTGGTAATCATAGATGTTGGGCTTCAGTTAATAACAAAGATGATGAATTATGGAAAGTATCTAAACCTTTATTAGAGGCTGATACTATTTTGTTTTTTATAAGTGTACGCTGGGGACAAACTAATAGTGTATACCAGCGCTTAATAGAGCGACTGAACTGGATTGAAAATCGATGGACAACGTTAAAAGAAGATAGTATTATTAAAAATAAAGAAGTTGGTATCATAGCTATAGGACAAAACTGGAACGGAGAACAAGTGGTTGAAACTCAGAAAAAGGTATTAGACTTTTATGGTTTTAGCGTAATAGAAGATCTTTGTTTTAATTGGCAGTATACTAAAGACGTTTTAGACGAATCTCAAAAAAGTTATAAAGAAGCCCCTAAAGCATTTGAAAAAGTATTTGGTATAAAAGATTAAAATGCCAAAGCCTAAAAAAGACCAAGTATCATTTTATTTAGGTAATAAAAACCTACCCACACCGGAAACCAATTTCGAGTGGACAGCAGAAATGATAGAAGACCTCGAGCGTGCTCGTAAGTCAATATTACATTTTTCGCGTTTCTTTTATATAGTTAACTTAGATGAAGGTAAACAACCGATTAAACTTTATCCATATCAAAAGCGTATTCTTAAAGCATTAGTAGAAAATAGATTTAATGTTGTATTAGCAAGCCGTCAAATAGGAAAAACAACAATCTTAACTATATTTGCTTTATGGATGATTTGTTTTCAAGATGATTATAGAGTATTGTTATTAGCTAATAAAGAAGGTACTGCTTTTAATATTTTTAAACGTATTAGGTTAGCGTATGAAATGTTGCCTAATTATATGAAGCCTGGTGTCATAAATTATGCTAAAACTGGTTTAGAATTAGCTAATGGTAGTTCTATTGGTATCAGTACCACTACGTCTGATGCTGCTAGAGGTGAGTCTATAAATTGCCTCTTACTTGACGAGGCTGCATTTATCCCGCCAGAGTTCATGGACGATTTTTGGGAATCAGTATTTCCGGTTATTTCTTCTTCAAAGAAGTCCAAAATTTTTATGTTATCTACGCCTAATGGTGTAGGCAATTTATTTTTTAATACTTACACAGATGCAGTAGCTGGTAAAAATGGTTGGCATAGTGAAAGAGTAGACTGGTTTGAAGTGCCTGGTAGAGATGAACAATGGAAAGAAATGACTGCAAGAGCTTTAGGCTCTGTAGAAGCATTTAACCAAGAGTATGGTAACGAGTTTAGAGCTGCTGGAGAAAACATATTTGATAAAGATCAATTAGATGAAATGATTACTAATGCACCTGAACCTATATATGAAGATGATGAAAGTGCATTTAAAATATATAAAGATCATATTGATGGGCATTTTTACAGTATAGGGGTTGACGTTGGGGAAGGTATTGGTAGAGCTAATTCAGTCATACAAATAGTAGATGTTACAGATTTAACTAATATAGAACAAGTAGCTACATATGCTAATAACAAGCTCGATACATTTAATTTTACCGGCAAACTTGTAGAAATAGCCGGGCAATGGGGTAACCCACCGTTATTAGTTGAAAGGAATAATTGCGGTGCTTCTGTAGTTGATGCTCTTACCCATACCCATCAATACCCTAATATAGTAAAATATACCCCTAGTATGGGTACATTTACTGAAAGAGCAGAAAAAGATAATCGCTTAGGAGTTTATTCTCACACTAATAGTAAGTTTAACTCTATGGCTAATTTTAGATATTGGATGAATGTATTGAGATGTGTTAAACTATACGATAAACAAACTATAGAAGAATTTAAGACATATGTACGTCAGTCTAATGGGGTATGGAAAAAACAAACAGACAAATATCTTGATGACAGGGTAGAAGCTTTAATATGGGCAATGTTTATACTAGACCCTAAAGTAGTAGATCAGTTTTATGAGGTCACACAACAAGACTCTAACGGCAAACCGTTAAAAATGTTACCCAATAACTGGGATCCGTTTATAGTAAGTTTTCCGAAACCCTCAGAGATGTATAGAAAGTTTGGAGATAAAAAAATAGATGATGGTATTATACCATATAACCCGGTCTTTATGTCGGGTAATTCTGAAGATTCTATAGTTGAAGCTGATATGGAAGAACTGTACGATCAAGGCTGGCGCATACCTAGAAACAGTCCAGCTGCTGGTATGGCTAACAGAAAATTTATACAATAAAAAAGCCCTTATTGCTAAGGGCTTTGCAAATATATCTATGCCTTAATTTTTACTGATCGAAAAGGTCACCCTTTTTGATGGTACCAGCTGTGTGTAGCTTGTGACCGTCTTTAAGGTGAGCGGATTCTTTAGCTTTTGAAGCTGCACCGTCTTGGCCTTTAGGACCGTTTTGATCTTTAGCAGCACCGGAACCATTTTTTGCAACTGTACCTGAACCTGCTTTATGGATCTTATGACCGTCTTTAAGTTCTTCTGATTTGCCATCGACTAAAGCGTGGCCCATCTCTTCAGCATCAATAGCTTCTTCCATTGTGCTCTCTTCTTCTTCGTCCTCTTCCATATGGCCCATGTGACCTTCTTCAGCTTGATCTTCATCACCTAAAGTACCTGTCTCAACATCATGTTCCATATCTTTCTTTAAGAAAGCTAAAAGTTTTTCAACTGCTTCAATTGCCTCTTCATGAGTCATATGAGTTTCTTCGTCACCCATTTCATGATCCATAGCTGGCTCTTCGCCACCCATTTCGTGATCAGCAGCAGGAGCAACTGGGGTCATCTCTTCTTCTTCGTTAACAAAAGGACCGCTATTGATTGCGTCCTCGTACAATTTTTGGAATTTTGATTTAGGCATAGTAAAAGATTGTTTCTTATACTTAGGAGATTTAGATGCAGAATCTACATTTTCTTCCATTTTTTCTGGTTTAGATTCATGAGCTGCTTCTCTATCTTCTTTCTCCTTATCTGTTTCTTCAGCTGCATCTTGTTTTTCTTTAGCAGCATTCTTTTTAAAATAACCAGCAGCCTCTGGGCCTGTACCTTTAGCAAGTTTTTCTTTACCATCTTCGTTACCAAAAGCTGAACCAGCCTTTGGCATCTTACCTTCAGAAGATTCTGAAAGATACATTGCTGTATTTGTATTAAGGATATCTGGTTGCTTGTTACCCGATTCAATTAATGGTTGATTTGAAGCATTTTCTTGCACCATACCATATAATGCACCTAGATCGGATAAGTTCTTTATTTTACTCATTATATTATTATTTAGTATAATAACGTTTAAATCTATTACTTTTGTAAATATTTTCATGTCCATTGCCCAGTATTGTGTTAATACAGGTCCGTATATTGCTCCAGGTACAACCTATCCGGTTGGTACTAACGTTCCTGGTGGATATGAATGTGCTATCGGTCCAATACGTTATTTAGATGTAGCTAACAATGCTGGTCAACTTGCTTTGTTTAATAATTGGTGGACTGAACAAATATCCCAATACGGAATGAAGATTAACTATTATATTAATTTGTATAGTCTTTCCGGGCATGATTTCTTTTATGGTGAGCAGCCACTAGCTGGTTACTGTCCTCCAGTACCAATGGTAATGTGCCTTACGCTTAATAATGATAGTATTATATTGAGCAAGTTTGGTATACAGGGAGATGCCGATATAACTGCATTAATTGCAATTAAGACGTTTACATCTACTTTAACTAGTTCATCTTTAAGTACTATTGCAGTTACATATACATATGAACCTAAAGCCGGAGATCTTATAGAGTTATCAGAATACGGTTCTACTCGACCAAACGGTAGAAGTGGTCAAATATTTGAGATAACTGAACGTGTTGATCAACAAGGTGGTCAGAATAATCAATTAATGGGTCATTATATATGGATAATAAAGGGTAAGCGTTTTACATATACATATGAGCCACAATCCCCTCGGGAAAATCTTAGTAAGCAAGTGTATGATAACAAGTATGAAGGCTTCGTACCTTTAACTACTGGGGACTTAAGTGTTAACTCTCGTATCATTGAAAATAAAGCTTATCCACAAAATGTTGATAAGCAAAGTAGAGAAAACGTTTATAGTTATATTGCTAACTCTAATGCACCACTTTCCGGTTATTTGAGTTACAGTGGTTATAGTGGTGTAACAGGTAAACCTGATACAGGAATATATGGTTCATATGATGATGGTGGGGTATTAATAAATCTATATGCAGGTGGTGGTGCTCACACTCCTTCAGCAAGCGCTATCGGTTCAAGTAACAGACCTAACACTTATCTCGGGCTTTATAGTAATAACAACTAAGTAATACAATATGGCTGATACTCAGTACCCAACAATTGTTTACCCGCACGAGCTACCGCTAAATGTTTCGCCAAAACCGAGCGATTTAATATTTGTTGAACAAGCTAATGGAGATGGTAGTTTTACAACGTATTCGATTGCATTATCAGCATTATCAGGTATAGGTGGTGGTGGCGGTAACGGTTATTCCGGTGCAAGTGGTTATTCCGGTATATCTGGTTGGTCTGGTATATCTGGTTATATTGGTATAAGTGGCTATACAGGGGAGTCTGGTTATAGTGGTATTTCAGGATATGCAGGAGAGTCAGGCTATTCTGGGGAGTCTGGTTATAGTGGTATTTCAGGCTATGCAGGTAAGTCTGGTTTTAGTGGTATATCAGGTTATAGCGGTAATATTGGTGACAGTGGTTATTCTGGTATTTCTGGCTATTCAGGCCTTATAGGTATATCAGGTTATAGCGGTTATATCGGTAATAGCGGTTATTCAGGTATTTCTGGCTATTCAGGCCTTATAGGTATATCAGGTGACAGTGGTTATTCTGGTATTTCTGGTTATTCAGGTTTTATAGGTATTTCTGGTTATTCAGGCGTTATAGGTATTTCTGGTTATTCTGGTTTTACAGGTATATCAGGTAACAGTGGTTATTCTGGTATTTCTGGTTATACAGGTATATCGGGTTTTACAGGTATTAGTGGTTATTCCGGTTATAGTGGTATAAGTGGGGTTTCAGGCTACTCTGGTTATTCTGGTCAGAACGGCACCTCAGTTACTATTATCGGTACTGTACCAACAGTTGTTAATCAAAGTACATTAACTACAGCATTTCCAAGCGCTGTAGCCGGTAATGGAGTCATTGCTGAAGATACTGGTAATTTATGGGTTTATAGTGGTACAGTATGGAACAATGTAGGTCAAATAAAAGGAGATTCCGGTATATCTGGTTGGTCTGGTATTTCAGGTTATACTGGTGTTAGTGGTTATTCAGGCTTTACAGGTGTTAGCGGTTATTCCGGTTATAGTGGTTCTGGAGTATCTGGTTATAGTGGTTCTGGAGTATCTGGTTATAGTGGTGCACAATATGTATTCCCTAGTGACTTAACTGTTAGCTTAGCAAGCGGTAAAACATTTGGTAAATACGTAAACGGTAGTATTATACCTGCAACAGGCAAGACTCCTGCTGATGTTATAACGATGGCAATTGCAGAAAATATTGCACCAGATGTAATATTAACAACACCCACAACTATAGCGTTTAATCAAACAGCTATAACCAATATATTAAATTTTAATTATACAATTAATACTCAAGGTGCTTCAGTATCTGCTACTACTTTACAATGGAGAAGAAACAACACAGGTAGTTGGACAACACTTACTAATACAACATCTGCTACAACATATACTCATATATTAACTGATACAAATTATAATACTCAGCCATTTAATTATCAATATATAGTTACAGATACTGTATACACCACTGCAGTAGCAACAGTCAATATAGCCCCTACTGCCTATATTGCACCTACTACAGTTATTACAGTAGCTGCTTCAAGTATAACAGCTACAGAAACAGCTTATGCAAGAGAAATAGGCAACACTTGTAGCTATCTTACTGGTACAATTACACAGCATAACAATAGCAATTACGTACCGTTGAGTTCCTATAAACTAAACTACTCTGTAAACGGTGGCACTTATGTATTTTTAGCATCTGCAAACGTTGGACCTAACACAAGTACGTTGTCTTCAACAAATATTGTATTTGCTGTACCTACAGTAAGTGCTGCAACAAGTATACAATACCAGGTTGTTGCAACGGATAGTTATAGTACTGGTACTTCAACAAGTTCTATAGTTAATTTTTATAATTTAATATGGTATGGACCCGAAGCTTCTGCTCCAATAGATTCAAATAGTATTAGATCGCTACCATACAATGCGTTATTATCTACATTAGGTAGTCCGTTTATATTGAGTACTGGTAATGTGTATAATAATTTCTCAATAGCTTTACCAACACCCCATACAGTGTCTAGTGTAATTGATTTAGATGCTCTTAATGCTTCTATTACATATGTATTAAGTGCTGGTAATGTTTATAACCGAGCAGGTACAGCAACCTCTTATAATATTTACACATTAACTAATGCTATACCTTATACTGCATCTCATAGACATCAAATAACTTGGTCCTAATAAATATTTAAAATGCCACTCAACCCAGGATTACAATTACCGTACGGTGTTCAACCAGTCAACCCATTACCAGTTGACACATGGTCAGGCCCGTATGTAGGTTCAACAGAAGCAATTGCACTTTCAGCAGCTAATGCAGCTATACCATCATCTGTAAGGTTTCAGACAATGCAGGTCCGGCTCATTATTGCTGGTAATCCTTATTTATATTGGTATGGGGCAGGTACTGCTAATGCAGATTTAGTAGCTGTTGGTGGGCAGTCCGGTACAAATGGTACTTCAGGTTATTCTGGTACAAGTGGTTATTCTGGTATTTCGGGTTACACTGGTATATCTGGTTATTCTGGATTTACAGGCGAGTCCGGTATATCAGGTTATTCAGGTACGTCTGGTTATAGCGGAGAATCAGGTTATTCTGGTTTTACAGGCGAATCTGGTATAAGCGGTTACTCAGGCTTTACAGGTGAGTCCGGTATATCAGGTTATTCAGGCTTTACTGGCGAATCAGGTATAAGCGGTTATTCGGGTTATTCTGGTATAAGTGGTTACTCAGGCTTTACAGGCGAGTCCGGTATATCAGGCTACTCAGGCTTTAGTGGTATATCAGGTTACTCAGGTTTTACAGGCGAGTCTGGTATAAGTGGTTATAGTGGATCAGGCGTATCTGGTTACTCAGGTTACTCAGGCATAAATGGTACTTCTGTTACTATTATTGGTACAGTACCAAATGTATACGTTAACCCGCCTAATGACCCACAGGCAACTCTTAATGCAGCCTATCCTTCTGCAACATCTGGTAGTGGTGTTATAGATGAAACAACAGGCCATTTATGGGTCTATGGTAACGGTACTTGGGTTGATGTCGGTCAAATAAAAGGTGATTCTGGCTGGTCTGGTATTTCTGGTTATAGCGGTACATCAGGCTATTCAGGTTTTACAGGTTATTCTGGCGAATCTGGCTATAGCGGTTCTACAGGTGAATCAGGTATAAGCGGCTACTCAGGCTTTACTGGAGAATCAGGTATCAGTGGTTATTCTGGATTCACAGGTGAATCTGGTATGTCTGGTTATTCAGGCTTTACTGGTGAATCAGGTATCAGTGGTTATAGTGGTTATTCAGGTATATCTGGTTATTCTGGCGAATCTGGTTATAGCGGTATTAGTGGTTATTCTGGCTATTCAGGTTTTACTGGCGAATCTGGTATATCTGGTTATTCTGGATTTACTGGCGAATCTGGTATATCTGGTTATTCTGGTATTTCAGGTTACACTGGTATAAGTGGTTATAGCGGCTTCACAGGTCAATCAGGTATTAGTGGTTATAGTGGTAGTGGGGTATCAGGTTACTCAGGTACAGCAGCACCACTATTTCAACAAGTAACAGGTTATGCAAATTCATTTACTCCTGGTCAAGTAATCTATAGAGCTACAGATAGTACATACGAATTAGCTATAGCTAATGATCCAAATAAATGCGATGCTGTTGGTGTTATACAGTATGCAGATACAACCTCATTTGTTTATGTTATAAATGGTTATATTACTAACTTAACCGGTATTGTAGACGGAGTAAATTATTATTTATCTGATACTATTGCAGGACAAATTACCACTACAGTACCTACAGCACCAGGCTCTCTTATTAAACCTATATTAACAGGTTTAGGTACAAATAGCGGTATAGTTGTTGAGTACCCTCCAGTTATTATTGATGGTATTAGTTCAGGTATGAGTGGTTATTATGCTAAATGGTCAGGCACTCAAGTTATCGGTACGGGTTTAATTACAGATGATAATGTTACAGTTACCATTATAGGTAATCTGTCTGCTACCGGTACTATATATGGTGTAACTGGTGGTGGTGGTGGAGCTTCAGGTTATTCTGGATATTCTGGAGCGCAAGGTCCTGCAGGTAATGGCAGTGGTTCTATTAATTATTCTGATGTTTGGGTTTTAAGTACAAAAGCAGATAATTTCTGGACTAGATATACATTAACTGGTGTAGTAAAGCAATTCTTCTACGGTGGTAGTCCAACTGATGTTACATATAACAATCAGACTGCTTATGGTAAGCAAATAGCTACAGGTACAAAAACATTGTTAATTAATAATTCCACTGTGAGTGGCAGTTCGTTAGGGTTAGTGGTACAATTTCCATCTAGTCCTAGTGTAGGGGACGCCTTTTCAATACCCGTTGCAACTGGCAGCAGTGTATCTAAACTTATATTTTTACCAGCATCTGGGCAAGCTGTTAATACTTTACAAAATGGTCCTGACGGTGGATTTACATTCGGGCAAGGCGCTTCAGCAATTGCTGCCTATTTGGATATATCAAATAATTCAGGCTTTGGAGGACAACCTATCACCTGGGTGTATGCTGGTACAATTAATAGTATACCTACTTGGTATCAAATGTATTTTTAATTTTTTTTTTATAAACTCTAAAATTAATATTTTTTTATATAAATATATATAACCATGTCCATCCCATCTAGACCATTTTCTTATACATACAACCCAGTAGGTTTTTCAGGATATTCCGGCTTTTCAGGTAGCGGGGTGTCTGGTTACTCTGGTATATCTGGCTACTCAGGTATATCTGGCTATAGTGGGGAATCTGGTTACTCAGGTATTAGCGGTTATTCTAGCTATTCTGGTTACACTGGTATTTCAGGCTATTCAGGCTTTACTGGAGAGTCAGGTATAAGCGGTTTTAGTGGTTATACAGGTTTAAGTGGTTATAGTGGTTTTACAGGTTATTCTGGTGAATCTGGTTATAGTGGTTGGTCTGGTATTAGTGGTTATACAGGTTTTAGTGGTGAGTCTGGTATAAGTGGTTATTCAGGCTATACAGGTATTTCAGGTTACTCAGGATTTACAGGTTATTCTGGTGAATCTGGTTATTCAGGCTATACAGGTTTAAGTGGTTATAGCGGCTTTACTGGTTATTCTGGCGAATCTGGATATTCCGGCTGGTCTGGTATTTCTGGTTATTCTGGTTTTACAGGCTATTCTGGTGAGTCTGGTTTTAGTGGTTATACAGGTATAAGCGGTTACAGTGGTTTTACCGGCTATTCTGGTGAATCCGGTTACAGCGGCTTTACAGGTTATTCTGGCTTTACAGGTATTAGTGGTTATAGCGGTTACACAGGTATTTCTGGTTACAGCGGTTTCACAGGCTATTCTGGTGAATCTGGTTATAGCGGCTTTACAGGTTATTCTGGTTTTACAGGTATTAGTGGTTATACAGGTATTTCAGGTTATTCTGGCTTTACAGGCTTTTCTGGCTTTTCAGGTCAAAATGGTTCATCAGTAAGAATTATAACATACGTAACTGATGCATATGTAAACCCACCAAATGACCCTCAAGCAACTTTAAATACTGCAGCTCCATATGCTATTAACGGAGATGGTATTATAGATGAAACAACCGGTCATTTATGGGTATATAGCAATGAAACAATAATTGTTTACCCAACAGCATTATTTTACGGTGGTACAAATCAAAGTGATACAAGCCATTTACGGGTATACGCTTCAAATCCTGCTGTTACTCCAGTTAGTGGCTCAACAGTTACAGACGGCACATCTCAAACAGATATCACCCAAGTAGTACCTGGTTCAGATGTTAACGGTACGTATTACGATTTAACATTAGCAACACCTCAAAATTTCTCAGCTCCGACCACAGTACAAATACATTCAGGCGGTAATTGGTCAGATGTCGGTCAAGTAAAAGGAGATTCTGGTACATCTGGTTGGTCAGGCTGGTCTGGTATTTCTGGTTATTCTGGTTTTTCAGGCGAATCCGGTTACTCTGGTATTTCAGGATATAGTGGTATAAGTGGTTATTCTGGCTTTACCGGTGAATCTGGTATATCAGGTTATACTCCTTTACTCTGCACCCCGTTCATAGTAGGAGATTATTATTTTCAATCCGTAGATCAACTTTACAACGGTCCTTCATATGTAGGAATGGCATGGTCTGCTGGTCAGGTATTATCTGTATACGCACCAGGTGACAATGTCGGACAGCACATGTTGGTTAGTTCCTATGATCCAGCAACTGGCGGACTTAGTGCAACAATTACAGATTCTCAATACCCTGGTTATAAAACTCAAGGTGGTGTAGTAATTTGTGTGACAGGTCAAACCGGCGCTTCTGGTTATTCAGGTATTTCCGGCTATAGTGGTTATTCAGGTACGTCTGGTTATACTGGTATTTCAGGCTACTCTGGTATTTCAGGCTATTCTGGTGAATCTGGTTATAGCGGTTGGTCAGGTATTTCAGGTTACTCAGGCTTTACTGGTGAATCTGGTATTAGTGGTTATTCTGGTTATACTGGTATTAGTGGTTATTCCGGCTTTACAGGTTACTCTGGTATAAGCGGTTATTCTGGTTATACTGGTATTAGTGGTTATTCCGGCTTTACAGGCTACTCTGGTGAATCAGGTTACTCTGGCTGGTCTGGTATTTCAGGCTATTCTGGTTTTACAGGTGAATCTGGTATTAGTGGTTATTCAGGCTATACAGGTATTTCAGGTTATTCTGGCTTTACCGGCTATTCTGGTGAATCTGGTTATTCAGGCTATACTGGTATAAGCGGCTACTCTGGTATTTCAGGTTACACTGGTTACTCTGGTGAATCTGGATACAGCGGTTATAGTGGTGAATCTGGTTATTCTGGTTATACAGGTATTTCAGGCTATTCAGGCTTTACTGGTGAATCTGGTATTAGTGGTTATTCAGGCTATGGTTTAGTGCCTCGTGGTGGTTGGTCTGGTACAACTTATGGTACATATGTACCTGGTGATTTAGTTAGTTATCAAGGCTCTACATACATTTGTATTAATAGTGTTTACGGTAATACCATACCTCCTTCAGATCTTTCTTGGTCATTATTTGCTGCTTCAGGTTATACTGGTATATCAGGTTATAGTGGCTTTACTGGTTATTCTGGTTTTACTGGCTATAGTGGTTATTCTGGTGTATCTGGTTATAGCGGTTACACAGGTTATTCTGGTACAGCAGCTCCATTACAACAAACAGTTTACGGCTACTCCAATGCGTTTACTGCAGGTCAAGTAATTTATAGAACTACAGATGGTAATTACTCTTTAGCACTTGCAGATGATCCTGCTACATCAGATGCAATTGGTGTTGTACAGCAATCTGATGGTACCAATTTTACATATATAATTAACGGTTATATAACTTATCTTTCCGGTCTTTATGCTGGAGTTAATTATTATCTTTCTGACGTTACTCCAGGTGCATTAACAAATGTACCACCAACAGCTCTAGGCTCTTTAATTAAACCAATACTAACTGGTATCAACAGTACAGACGGTATTGTAGTTGAGTACCCAGCTGTTATTATTGACGGTATAAGCAATGGTACAAGCGGTTATTATGGTAAATGGGTAAATAGCAATACTATAGGGGACGGCATACTAAAAGATGACAACGCTAATTTAACAGTAAACGGTGGTTTATCTGCAAGAGGGCCTATTTATAGTTCTATAATACCAAGCGCTAGTGCTTGGAATGTTGATGTTTCAGATAACGTATATCACCTTGCACGTTTTAGTACTGTTGCATTTAATGATTTCTCTGGCATTTTAACAGTTAATTGTTGGGGATCAGGATCTGTCGAAATGTTCTTATGTGGTAGTGGTGCTGCATTTAGCTTAGGCAAATCCGGTGGTGGTAATGTAGGCTCAGTTGCTGGTAACGGTAACAACGGATATACATTTACAGCAGACGAAGCAGGTACACAATCTTATACATTCTTTGCAGTAAGAACAAGACCTGGCGCTTAATAGCAACAAATTCTTATAATTTACATGTTAAATCAGTTATAACTATTTAACTTTAAGTAAATATATAAGTCTATGTCTATAACTTCCAAGCCTTTTTCATATACATATAACCCTGTAGGATTTTCTGGTTATACTGGGGTTTCTGGTACTTCAGGTTATAGCGGTTCAGGTACATCAGGATATTCAGGTATAGGTTATAGTGGTTATAGCGGTGAATCCGGTTATAGCGGTTATACTGGTGAATCCGGTATCAGTGGTTATACAGGTTATAGTGGTTACTCTGGTTCATCTGCTCCGTTGTATCAAGTTGTTTACGGTTACTCAAATCATTTTACGCCTGGTCAAGTTATATACAGAACAGCAGCTGGGCAGTATGCATTAGCAAAAGCTGATGACCCTGCTACTACTGATGCTATTGGTGTTGTTAGTTCAGCAGATTTAAATAATTTTACATACATTGTTAATGGTTACATAAGTGGTCTTTCTGCTATTGAAGACGGGTCTGAATATTATCTTTCTGATACTGTAGCAGGTCTAATGACTACAACAATGCCTACGGCTACTGGTTCATTAAGAAAACCAATTTTAATAGGTATAGGTACGGATGCAGGTATAGTTGTCGAATACCCTCCTGTAATAATAAGCGGTATAAGTAACGGTACAAGTGGTTATTTAGCAAAATGGGTTAACCCAGGTACAATTTTAAACAGCAGTATATATGATACTGGTCCAGACGTTATCATTAACGCTAACACATCTATTTCAGGCAATCTTAGCGCCGCTGGTGGTATATATGCTAACGGTTCTTTAGGTTCAAGCGGTTACTATTTACAATCAACAGGTATTGGTACAGTTTGGGCATTAGTGAGTGGGGTGGGTGGCGGTGGCGGTGGCCCTGGTGTATCAGGCTACTCTGGTTATTCAGGAGTTCAAGGCGCAATGGGTACTGGAACATCTGGTTACTCTGGCGGTAACGGTACATCTGGTTATTCTGGAAATAACGGAGTATCAGGCTATTCTGGCCCTCAAGGTTTTCAAGGTATTGATGGTAGTCAAGGAGCCCAAGGTATTGACGGTACTTCAGGCTATACAGGTTATTCCGGTTATTCAGGACCACAAGGCCCTCAAGGTTTAGGTCTTTCTGGTTATAGTGGACCACAAGGCACTCAAGGTTTTCAAGGCGCACAAGGCTCTAGTGGTATTTCTGGTATTTCTGGTTATTCTGGCTATCAAGGTCCACAAGGTTTAGGTCTTTCTGGTTATAGTGGTTTGTCAGGCTATTCTAGTACATCAGGTTATTCTGGTTTTCAAGGTTTCCAAGGCTTTCAAGGAGCACAAGGCGCAGGTACATCAGGTTATAGTGGTATAGCAACTTCTGGTTACTCTGGTTTTTCTGGTACTGTTGGTGCATCTGGTTATTCTGGTAAATCAGGCTATTCTGGTCCTCAAGGCTTTCAAGGTCTAGGTCTTTCAGGTTATAGTGGCTGGAGCGGTAATACAGGTTATTCTGGTTATAGCGCTTTAGGCGTACAAGGTGCTCAAGGTGTACAAGGCTTTACAGGTTACTCTGGTTATTCAAGTACATCTGGGTTTTCTGGTGTATCAGGCTTTACAGGTATATCTGGGTTTTCTGGTTTTTCTAGTACGTCTGGCTATTCTGGTTTTACTGGGTATTCAGGCTACACAGGTAGTATAGGAGTAAGTGGTTATTCAGGCTTTACAGGCACGTCAGGCTATTCTGGTGTAAGTGGTTATTCAGGTCGTTCTGGTTACAGCGGTTATAGTGGTTTAGGTTTATCAGGTTACAGTGGTTATACAGGTATAACTGGTATAACAGGTTACAGTGGTTTTAGTGGCAGTGGGGTTTCAGGTTACTCCGGTTACAGTGGTAGCGGGGTTTCAGGATATAGTGGTATAACTGGCTATAGCGGCTTTACCGGGTTTACCGGAATATCTGGTTATAGTGGTTATACAGGTAATACAGGCTATTCTGGTTACTCAGGTAATATTAATTATCCGCTTAATAGTTTAACTGTAACAACTTTTATTTCTGCAAACGCTTTATCTGCAGCTAACTTAACAATTACTAATTCAATATCTGTACCAGTTGTTTCAAGTTCTTATATTACAGTTGCTACATTAAGTGGAGATATCAAAACTGTATCAGGTTCAGATACTATAATGCCTTGGCAAACAGTTGTGGCTGATTCTAATAATTGGTTAAACACTACAACATATCATTTTACACCTACAATAGCTGGTTTCTATCATATAGAGTATCAAGTTTGGTGGTCTGTTTCCACTCTTGCTAATGCATGGGGGCAAAATAATATACAACTAAGAAAAAATGGTGGTACTCAATCTATTGTACAAACTAACCCGTTGTCAGGTAATGGGTACAGTCAAATTACTTCAAAAATTGTATACTTAAATGGTTCAACTGATTATTTGGATTTTACTTCTTTCAACTCTCAAACAGGTGGTCAAACTATAACTCAAGGTGGTGCAGGTCAAGGTACGTTCTTTAGTGCATATTTAATAAGTAGGTAATATGTGCTTTAACGGCATAAATATATAATACACATGGCCACTCCTTTTGCATATACATATAACACCGTAGGTATTTCAGGCTCATCAGGTTATAGCGGTTTTAGTGGTTCAGGTGTTTCAGGTTATACAGGCTATTCCGGTACATCTGGTTATACAGGTTATTCTGGTACAACAGGCTATTCTGGTTATAGCGGCTTTACAGGTTATTCCGGTTATAGTGGTAAATCTGGTTATAGTAGTTATTCTGGTTATACAGGTATTTCAGGTTATTCTGGCCGTAGCGGTTTCACTGGTTATTCTGGGTATACTGGTATATCAGGTTATTCTGGCATAGGTCTTTCTGGTTATTCTGGTATTAATGGTTCATCAGTAACAATTATTGGTACTATACCAAATGTTTACGTCGCCCCACCAAATGACCCGCAAGCAACTTTAAATGCAGCATTTCCGTCTGCTACTAACGGTAATGGTGTTATAGATGAAACACTTGGACATTTATGGGTATATGGTAGCGGGGTATGGACTGATGTTGGTCAAGTAAAAGGTGATTCTGGTACTTCTGGTTATTCAGGTGCTAATGGTTATAGCGGTTATTCTGGTACAAGTGGTGCATTTGCCGGTTCAGGTACTTCTGGTTATATACCAGTTTTTACCGGTTTAAATTCTTTAGTTGCTAGTACAATTGTAGATAATGGTACAACAGCAACAGCAACAGGGTTTTTATCTGCAGTCAGTGGTTTTACATATGATACAGTTGATATAGCTAACAGGCTATATGTTTCAGAAAATGGTAATGATAACAATAACGGTCTTAACCCAACACAGCCTTTAGCAACAATTAAAAAAGCAGTAGCAATTGCTGCAGCTAACACTTCATCAAAATATACAATATTTTTAGGTTCTGGTGCGTATAGAGAAAATAACCCAATTTATCTCCCTACTAATACATCTATTATTGGGGATAATTTGAAGCGGTGCAGTATCATACCTATTAATAGACAGTATGATATTTTATGGTGTAATCCAGGGTGTTACGTTTGGGGTGTTACATTTAGAGAACATTTAGCACCGGGTGCTGCTTGTGCATTCCCAGTACTATCTGCAAGTGACCCACAGTATGCAATAGCATTTAATACAGCTGGCTACGAAATAACAGCACCAACAGTAAAACCATTTTCTACAACAAGTCCTTATATACAGGGTAGTAGTTCTATTACTAGTGCTTCTGCAGGTATTGCTGCTGGTGCAGGTTTAAGAATTGACGGTAGTCTGGTAAGAGGCTATTTAAGAAGCTTTGTTATTGATTCTTATACTCAGTACAATCAAGGCGGTCAAGGTATACATATTCTTAATAACGGTTACGCACAATTAGTATCTACGTTTACAATTTGTTGTACAGAAGGTATTCGAGCAGATAGTGGTGGAACATGCTCAATTAATACTTCTAATTGTTCCTTTGGTTTATCCGGTATCGTTGCAGATGGTTATTCTACATCTCCGGTATTAACAGCAACACTAGCATCTGCAGTGTTTGTTAATAATAATATAATTTCAGTTACAAACGCTACACCAAGACCACCAGATCAATACGATTGTCCTGTAGATAATCCCTATGTGGGTTTAGTGTTCACAATAGACGGGGATCCAAGTGACACATTATATACAATAGATAGTGTAGCATTAACTGATGGAGTAAACTATGGTTATGATATTGTTACAGTAAACAATGCTGTTGTGTATTTATCAGCTGGTGCATTAATAAAATTTTATATAAGAAGTACAGTTACAACTAGTGCTCATACGATGGAATACGTCGGTTCTGGTACAGAAATTACATCAGCTATACCTGCCTTAGGTGGTGTAGGTAATCCAAATAATGAAGCAGTAGCAACCAATGGCGGCGCTGTTTACTATACCAGTACTAATCAATTAGGTAACTTTAAAGTAGGTAGTGGATTTACTATCGTACAATCAACTGGAACTATACAAGGCGACGTGTTCAATAAATCTATATTGTCTTTAGTGACACCATTGACGTTAGCACTAGAATAAAGTAAGTATATTAAAGTATATGGCCACTATACCACTAAATTATTTCCGACGTGTAACAACATTAGTAACTACGACTCCAACAGTTGTTTACACTGCTCCAGACAAACGCGCTGGTATTATATTATCTGGCCTTGCAACCAATTTAACCGGCAGTACACAAACAATAACTGTGGGTATTTCAGGCTCGGATGGTTTGTATCATGATATATTACACGAGTTTCCAGTTCCTTCAAATGACGCTTTAAATGTAGCAGTGGGTAAACTAGTTTTAGGTACAGCCGATCAACTTGTAACATACAGCGCAGTAAATTCTGCGCTTAATTTTACTTTATCAGTACTTGAAGCAGTTAATACACCCTAATGGCTACTTATAATTATCCTCAATATATAAGCAACAGAACTCCGGTTAACCCGCCGCTGAGTGCTGCAGGGGATCGTTATCAATTTCTTAACTTAAGAGATGCTGAACCAAATCTAGGTGTAGCAGTTGGTGCAGCAAGCGCAGAATATGTAGTACTTTCAAACACTCAAGGGGTAAGAGCATTTAGTAATGATTCTAATTTAATAGTAAGTGGTAGTGCAGTTGGTATAGGTAATAATGATCCAAAATACAAATTAGATGTAACAGGGGATGTTAATGTTACTGGTAATTATTATAGAAACGGTCAATTAGTTTCTATATCTGGTTACTCTGGTTACTCTGGTTATAGTGGAGATGCTGGTAGTTCTGGTATATCAGGCTTTTCAGGTTTTAGTGGTATATCAGGTTTTACCGGTATATCAGGTTTTTCAGGCTTTACTGGTATATCAGGTTTTAGTGGTACGTCTGGTTATTCAGGCTTTACAGGAACATCTGGTTTTTCTGGTGAGTCAGGTTTTTCAGGCTTTACAGGTTATAGTGGTGAAACAGGCTATACTGGTATTTCTGGTTATAGTGGCTATAGCGGGTATGTAGGAGATTCTGGTATATCAGGCTACACAGGTTATTCTGGTGTATCAGGTTACACAGGTATTTCAGGTTTTTCAGGTGATATGGGGTATACCGGTATATCGGGTTATTCAGGTTATACAGGTATTTCTGGTTTCTCAGGTTATACAGGTATAAGTGGTTTTTCTGGTTTTAGTGGAGATTTAGGTTTTTCAGGTTATAGTGGTTATTCTGGTTTAACCGGTCTTACAGGTATTTCTGGTTATAGTGGTTTTACTGGTTACTCTGGAGAATCTGGTCTTACAGGTTTTTCTGGTTATTCTGGTATTAGTGGTTATACAGGCTATTCTGGTGTATCAGGTTACACCGGTGTATCAGGTTATAGTGGTTATTCTGGTGTATCAGGTTATTCTGGGGAGTCTGGTTATTCAGGCTTTACTGGCTATTCTGGTATATCTGGTTATTCTGGTTTTACAGGGGAGTCTGGTATTAGTGGTTATACTGGTGAATCTGGTATTTCAGGTTATAGTGGTTACTCTGGTGGTTCAGGTTATTCTGGTACTAATGGTATTGACGGTTTAAGTGGTTATAGCGGGTTATCAGGTTATACAGGCTTATCTGGTTTAACAGGTTATAGTGGTACAAGCGGTTATTCTGGTTTTACAGGAGATATTGGTTATTCTGGTATTTCTGGTTACTCCGGTTATTCAGGCAATTTTGGTTATTCAGGTTATACTGGTATAAGTGGTTATTCTGGTTACTCAGGGGTGTCAGGCTTTAGTGGAGAATCTGGCTACAGCGGTATTTCAGGTTACTCAGGCTTTACTGGGGAATCAGGTTATTCAGGCTTTACAGGCGAGTCTGGTACAAGCGGTTATTCAGGTAATTCAGGATACACAGGTATTAGTGGGTACTCAGGTTTTACAGGCACTTCAGGTTATTCCGGTTATAGTGGAGAGTCAGGTTACTCTGGTATATCTGGCTATACAGGTTATTCTGGCGAGTCTGGTTATTCTGGTTTTACTGGTATTTCAGGTTATACCGGTATTAGTGGTTATTCTGGTTCAGGTATTTCTGGTTATTCTGGTTTTAGTGGTATATCTGGTTATTCTGGTACAACAGGCTATACAGGTATTTCTGGTTATTCTGGTTATACAGGTATAAGCGGTTTTACTGGCTATACCGGTGTCAGCGGTTATTCTGGTTATTCTGGTGTATCAGGCTTTAGTGGTGAATCAGGCTATTCTGGTATTTCAGGTTATTCAGGCTTTACTGGTTATTCTGGTGAGTCTGGTTACTCTGGTTTTACTGGTATTTCTGGCTACTCAGGCTTTACAGGTTTTACTGGTACATCTGGTTATAGCGGTTATTCTGGTTTTACAGGCATTTCTGGCTATTCAGGTTATACAGGTATTTCTGGCTATACTGGTATATCAGGTTATAGTGGTTTTACAGGCGAGTCTGGTATAAGCGGCTATTCTGGTTATACAGGTCTTTCAGGTTATAGTGGTTATTCAGGCGAATCTGGTTATAGTGGCTACAGTGGTATTTCTGGTTATAGTGGCTACACAGGTATTAGTGGTTATACCGGTATATCAGGTTATAGTGGTTTTACAGGTATATCTGGCTATAGTGGTTATACCGGTATATCGGGTTATTCTGGTATATCAGGCTATTCTGGTATTTCTGGTTACAGTGGTATTTCCGGTTATAGTGGACCACAAGGCGACCCAGGTACTCAAGGTTATGCCGGTTCTGATGGTGCATCTGGTTTTTCAGGCACTTCAGGTGCCTCAGGTTATTCGGGTATTACTGGTTACACAGGTGTAAGTGGTTACTCTGGTTATACTGGTATTTCTGGTTATTCCGGTTACACTGGCATAAGCGGTTATACTGGTTATAGCGGTACATCAGGTTGGAGTGGTATATCTGGCTATTCTGGTTATACAGGCATTTCTGGTTATAGCGGTTATAGCGGCTTTACAGGTTATTCTGGTTATAGTAGTTATTCTGGCTACAGCGGTTTTACTGGCTATAGTGGTTTTACAGGTGTTTCTGGTTACACTGGTATTAGTGGTTATACAGGTATATCTGGTTATAGCGGTTTTACAGGCGCTAGTGGTTATAGCGGTTATACAGGTATTTCTGGTTATACAGGTTATAGTGGTAGTACAGTTAATATTTCTAGTCAAACAATCACTTATACTAATTCGTTTAGTGCAGGGCAAGTAGTAAGACTAGATGATGCAGCAGGTAACTGGTACCTTGCAATAGCAAACAATGCTGTGAACGCTGAAGCTACAGGTGTTATTCAGTCGGCCAATAGTAGTACATTCTCAATTGTATACAATGGTTTAATCACAGGGCTTTCAAGCTTAACCCCTGGAGAATGTTATTTCTTATCACCAACAGTATCCGGTGCATTAACAACAGTATCTCCAAGTGCTATAGGTCAAGTATCTAAACCAGTAATGCGTGCAATAGACACCACTACAGCAGTAGTAGTAAATGAACGCGGTATACAAAATTCTGGTATATATGGGAATTTAGTTGCAACCACTTCTACCAACACCACCCCTTATGTAGTACAGGCAACTGATTACTATATTGGTGTAAATTATAACGGTGCAATGACTGTTCAGTTACCAGTTGGTGTTGCAGGTATGAACTATTATATTAAAGACGAATCTGGTGCATTAGACGGTATTACAAGATCAATAACTGTATCTGCAACAGGACCGAGTCTTATTGACGGGTTAACATTTGCACAGTTAATTGGGCCATATGGGTGCTTACATTTAATCTTTAACAACAACTGGGATATCGTATAATATGAGTTATAACTACTTTCAACAATCAATCGTTCCTTCAACCAGTGCTTGGTCTATTGGTACTCTTAACCGTCCGTTTAAGGACCTATTCGTATCATTTGGTTCTATTAATTTAGCTAATCAAACAACTGGTTTAACAGGGGTACAAGTAGCTAACTTATCTGGTAATGTTGTTATTAGTAGAGGTGGTTTACAAATATTAAACCCAATAACCGGTGCAACTTCTTTTTATACTAGTAGTGCAGGCAACATTACTACGTTCGGTCAAATTTCATCAACCAGTTATACTATTACTTCAGCAGGTGGTTCAATAACATTTGGTGACAATACCAGTCAAATAACAGCTTATGTAGCGCCACCATCTGGTACTTATGCAGCACAAATTAGCGGTACCTGGGTACCTCAAATATCAGCCGCCGGGTATGCTTTGTCTGCTGTAGGTTATAGTGGCGGTACACCAGTAGGGGCGTATATAAAGACTGGTAGATATGTGTATTGCACTTTTAATATATCAGTATCTGCGTTTACAGGTGTATCAAAATCAGCTAATCTTTATTTAGTTAATTTGCCGTTCGCGGTAGAAAACGGCCCGTTATTAATGCCGTTTGGAGATTTAAGTGTTTATCGTTATGCCGGGCTTACCGGTGGGGGTCAAGGTATAACAGGCGGTAATGAAGGTACTAATCAAGGATTTACACTGTACAATATAAGCCCTGGATCAACTGTAAATCTTACACCAGATATCTTTTCTGTACCTGCTTCAATGGTCGGTTCATTGAGGTATATGTCTTCTTAATAAATATAAACAATGAGTAACACTTTTGTATATCAAGCAATTCAAGGACCGATAGGATTTTCTGGTTCATCTGGCTATTCAGGTATATCTGGTTATACAGGTCAGTCAGGATTTTCTGGTCAATCCGGTAATCCAGCTGTTGGTGTTACTTATTATCCAACAAGTTCTGCAGCAGATATTGGTATTACATATGGTTATTTAAGTCAAACACCACAAGCAGCAGCGCAAACAAGTTTAAGTTTTACAGTTAGTGCAAGTCAAGGTATTACAACAGTTGGTCAGTTAATTACCCCTGTAGGGGATCCAAGTTTAGCATTTTTAAGTAGAGGTACTTGGACATTTACAGCATACTATTCAATTACCGGTACAAATGTAGGCTCTAGTACTACTAATTTAATACATTCTATTTACAGTAGAACAACTGGCGGTACTGAAACATTATTATTTTCTGCTCGTGGAGATGCATTAACTAATACAGATACTGCAAATCCAGAAACACAAACTCAAAACTATTCAATAACTACACCGATCAATCTTACTGCTGATGGTACAGACCGGTTAGTATATAGAGTATTTGCAATAACAACAGCTACTACAGGTGTTGGTGTACAATTTTATTATCTAGGTACAGATCATTACAGTAATATTTCAACCGGTATTTACCGTGGTGCTGTTGGTCAATCTGGACAATCAGGGTATTCTGGCTTTACAGGTATTTCAGGCTACACTGGTATAAGCGGTTATAGCGGTATTTCTGGTTATTCTGGTTTTACAGGCATTTCTGGTTACTCCGGCTTTACAGGTATATCTGGTTATAGTGGTTATACTGGTATAAGTGGTTATACCGGTATCAGCGGTTATACAGGTATAAGTGGTTACACTGGTATATCAGGTTACTCAGGCTTTACAGGCATTTCTGGTTATACTGGTATATCAGGCTATTCCGGTTCTGGTATTTCTGGTTACTCCGGTTTTACAGGTATTTCCGGTTATACAGGTATAAGCGGTTACACAGGTATTTCTGGTTACAGTGGTTATACAGGCATTTCTGGTTATTCAGGCTATACAGGTATTTCAGGCTATTCTGGTTATAGTGGTATAAGCGGGGCATCTGGTATTTCTGGTTATAGTGGTTATACCGGTGTGTCTGGTTATACAGGTATATCAGGTTATTCTGGTGTTGGTTATTCCGGTGGTAGCGGTTCTTCTGGTATATCAGGCTATAGTGGTTATTCCGGTAGTGGTATTTCTGGTTATACTGGTATTTCAGGCTATTCCGGTTTTACAGGCTATACAGGTATATCAGGCTATTCTGGTATTTCAGGCTATAGTGGTTTTACAGGCATTTCTGGTTATAGTGGTTATACAGGTCTTTCAGGCTATTCTGGTGTATCTGGTTATTCTGGTATTTCAGGTTATAGTGGTTTTACAGGCATTTCTGGTTACACCGGTGTTAGCGGTTATACCGGTATATCAGGTTATTCTGGTATTGGTTACTCTGGTGGTAGTGGTGCAAGTGGTTACAGTGGTTATAGTGGTAGTGGGGTATCTGGTTATTCAGGTCCTGGTGCTAACCAACAATTAAATACTACAAGCAGTGTTACGTTCTCATCTTTAAATGTAACTGGTACTACTACATTATCTTCATTAGTAGTAGGTTCTACTGGTTCTGGTGTATTATCAGCTACAAATGGTCTACAATTTTTAGTATCTGCGGCAAGTGGCAATATAGTATTAACACCTGGCCCCGGTGGTGTGGTATCAGTCGGTACATTATCAGCTACCGGTGGTATATACGCAAACAGCTCTCTCGGTTCAAGCGGCTATGTACTTGCTTCAACTGGTACTGGTGTAGTTTGGGTATCAGCTGGTAATGCTGGTTATTCCGGTTATAGTGGTTTCCAGGGCTCTCAAGGCACCCAAGGGTTTCAAGGAGTACAAGGTTTCCAAGGTACACAAGGTTTTCAAGGCACTCAAGGCTATTCTGGTTATACAGGTATTTCAGGCTATACTGGCTACTCTGGTTCGTCAGGCTGGTCTGGTATAAGCGGTTATAGCGGTTATTCAGGTGTAAGTGGTGCAAGCGGTTACAGCGGTTTTACAGGTGCAACTGGTATATCTGGTTATTCTGGTATTTCAGGTTATAGTGGTTCCGGTATATCTGGTTATAGTGGTTTTACAGGTACTTCTGGTTACTCTGGTACAAGCGGTTATACTGGTACACAAGGTGTAGCTGGTCAATCTGGTTGGTCAGGTGCAGCAATACCACTATATACCGGTGTAACACAAGTCAACACATTCAGTGCT